CCCCGCCGTGCCCAGTACAAGCCATCGTCGAGATATTTCACAAGGCCCTGCCTGAGCTGCCAGCCGTCGTGCTGATCAACGACACCCGCCGCAAGCACATCCAAGCCCGATGGCGCGAAAGTCCTGTGCACCAGGACACCCAGTTTTGGGTTGATTACTTCCTGTCGGTCAAGCAATCCCAATTTCTGATGGGCAAAACCAACGGCCGCGACGGCGGGAAGCCATTCAAGGCCACGTTCGACTGGTTGATCAACGCCAGCAACTTCGTGAAAGTCATCGAAGGTAATTACCATGCGTGACCCCTACAGCCTCGAAGCCGAGCACGCCGTCCTAGGCGCAATGCTGATCAAGCCTGAGCTGATCGACATCCTGTCCGCAGACCTGAAAACATCTGATTTTTTCTTCGCCGACAACCGCTCCGTGTTTGAGGCGATCCAGGTCCTGAAGGCCAAGGGAACACCGGTGGACTTCCTGACCGTTGCTGAGCAGATCGGTGACCTGGCAGAGGACGTTTCGGCGTTGGCCTACTGCGCGGAACTGCACCGCAACACCCCAAGCGCTGCCAACGCCAGGGCGTACGCCAACACCGTGCTTGAGCGCAGCACTGTCCGCGCCCTGATGACCGCCGCCCAGGCTATCCACGAAATCGCGCAGGGCGATTCTGGCACTGAAGACAAAATCACTCAGGCCCAGGCCGAGATTAATGCCATCGGCAGCAGCTCGGCAGGCTCTGAAACGATCACGGCGGGCGAAGCCATTCGCAAGCACGTCGAAGAACTGGAGCGTCGAGAAGCGTTGGGCGGCGCCATGGATGGTCTGAGCACCGGCATACCAGAGCTTGATTCCAAGGTCATGGGGCTGAAGGGCGGCCAGCTGATCGTCATCGCCGGCCGGCCGAAAATGGGCAAAACAACCCTGGCGATGAACATCGTGGATCACAACGCTGTCCGCGACGGCAAGCGCGTCTTGGTTTTCAGCCAGGAAATGTCCCACAGCGAACTGATGGATAAATCCCTAGCTTCGCTCGGCAGCATCCCGCTCAAGGCGCTCAAGGACGGTTCCGCGCTGTCCACCCACCCAACGCAGATGGTCGAGGCGTCAAACCTGATTCACGGCGCAGCCATCGACCTGTACGACCGTAGCGGCGTTACCGTGAACCGCATCCGCTCGGCTTCTCGGCGCCAGAAAATGAACTTTGGGCTTGACCTGATCGTGGTTGACCACATCGGCTTGGTTGACGTCGACGACGCCCGTGCCAACTCAGTTCAGCGCATCAGCGAGATTACCCGCCAGCTCAAGCTGCTGGCGAAAGAGCTCGACGTACCGGTCATTGCGCTGTCGCAGCTCAACCGCCAGCTGGAACAGCGTCCGAACAAGCGCCCAATTCCATCCGACCTGCGTGATTCCGGCTCGATCGAGCAGGACGCCGACATGATCGTGTTCGTATATCGCGATGAAGTTTATGAGCCGAACACCCAATCACGCGGCATCGCTGAAATCATCATCGGCGCCGCCCGTGGGATTCAACCTTGCACTGTGCGCGTCGCCTATCAGGGCAGCTACAGCCGATTTGTTGAGCTGGTCGTGAGCAACAGCGACGAGCCGCCGGCCGACCTCTTCGATGACGCGTGCGACTACTCGCACAAGCCAGAAAGCCAATCACCCAAGGTCACCAGCATGGCCGAGCGCTACAAAAACTATGGGAGCCACCGCTCATGACTGACTGCAAACGACAGCGCTTTTGCTGCAATAGTCGATCTCCGCAGTTGCACACTGCCTCGCGCGCGTGCGCGTTTGCGATCTCAGACGAGGGTCTGGCCGGGTTCATTCAACACGGGTTCGGTAGCTGATCATGAAAGCCCAGGCCCACCCTAATCAGCTCGCCCTATGCTTCGCGCAGGCAGCTGAAACCGTTGCGGATGACCGCCACGGGCAGGTGGTCGCACGCTTGACGTTCCCCCAGCGAGACAAGCCGCGCCCAGTGCCTCTGGTAGAGCTCCGGGTCGATTGGTTTAAGGTCATCACGCAGCTATCCCGTGCTGGGTATTCCCCCCACGTCGTTTCAGATGCAATCGGCGTCCCGCGCTCAACCCTGATCGGTTGGAAGCAAGGCGCAGAGCCTCGTTATACCGAAGGCGAGCGGCTTGTCTCGCTCTGGTGTCTGTCTATGGACCGGGATCGCTCCAAGCTGCCGATGGTCGCGGTGGGCGACTGGTGGGCATATCATTCGAAAGTCTGAATAGGAGAGTCAGGATGGATCAGCCGTTGAGTGATAGTGCCAAGCAATATTGCGCAAGCTTTCTGTTCGGTCACGCGAGTGAGCTGGCGAAGTTTTTCGCTGTTCCAGGGAATGATGAGTACACCCGTCACAAGTTCGGGCCATGGGCTGAAGCTTCGGTTGATTCACGTAATCCGCCCCGATTTAGGGTTTGTGCGTGCGGATATACTGAGTGGAAAGACTGAGCAGTCCCTTGAAATAGTCGGGATCCCGACACCCAACCACGCCGATCCTTGCCTCGTCGAATAACCCGACCCCGCCACTGTGCGGGGTTTTTCTTTCCGAGGTATCAGATGGCAGAGCCAAGCAGCGTGGCGGTAGCGGCCAGCGTGGGCATAGTTGGCGTCACTGCTGCGAGCCTTTCGCCAGGTGTCGACGTGAACGCGGTGGTGGGAGCGTTCGCCGGGGCAATGTTCTTCGTGGTGTTCGCGAAGGAGCTGACCCCGCTGGCCCGTATGGGCTATTTCATCGTGTCATGGGTGGGCGGTTACTACGTTTCAGTCGAGGTAATCGGCCGTGAATGGGCCAAGACATCCGGCCTTGTCGCATTCTTCGGAGCGCTGCTGATCGTCACTGTGGGCATCAGCCTGCTGAGTTGGTTCGGTGGCGGCAAGATGCCGGGCTGGCTGCAATGGCTCGCTGACAGGTTTGGATTCGGAGGTAGCCGCAATGGTTGATCCATGGACTCTCCTTGCAGGGGGCGTCTGTGGCGCCATCTGCATCCGCATCGCCTTTTACCGCCGTGCCGGTGCTCGTTACCGCGCTGGCGCCTCCTGGCTGGCCTACGCGCTGGCCGCCGCTACCGGCAGTGAGTGGCTGTCCATCCTGCTCGGCGTCCTGCTCTCCAAGCCAACCCCAGCCGTTTCCCCCTTCATGCTGATCGTGCTGCTCGTCCTGGTCGTGCTGGTGTACCGGGCTCGCGGCAACGTGGCGCGCATCCTGAGGATGGACTGATGATCGCCAATGACATCGACGTTCTTGCACGTACCCTGTGGGGCGAGGCTCGCGGCGAAGGACCTGCAGGCCAGATCGGCGTGGCCTGGACCATCCGCAATCGGGTGAACGACGGCAAGCCCAAGTCATGGTGGGGCGAGGGCTATGCCGGCGTGTGCCAGGCCCCGTACCAGTTCAGTTGCTGGAACAAGAACGACCCAAACTATCCCTTCCTGATCGGCACCAAGGCTATCCCAACGGCCCAGTACGCCCAGGCGGCCAAGATGGCAAAGCTCGTTATCGAGGGCGGCACCCCTGATCCAACGGGCGGTGCGACCCATTACCACGCCCTGAGTATGAAGACCCCACCGAAGTGGACTGTGGGAGCGAGACGAACGGTCACCATCGGTGGCCACGTGTTCTTCAAGGATGTGCCATGAAGATCCTCGCCGGCATCTGCGCCGCACTGGCCATCGGGCTGCTGCTGGCGCTGTGGCGCATCGACAACGTCGGCACCAAGCTGGCAGCCGCCAGTGAACAGGTCACCACGCTGACCAACGCTGCAGAGTCCCGCCGCAACACCATCCGCCTGCTGGCCGACCTCGATACCCAACACACCCAGGTACTCACCGATGTTCAAGCCAAGAACAAAGCCCTGCTTGCTCGCGTTGGCACTGGCGCTCAGCGGCTGTCAGTTCCAGCCCGCTGTCCCGCAGTGCGAGCCACCGCCACCACCGCCGGCGTGGATGATGCAGAAGCGCGAGCCGAACTTGACCCAGCGGCTGCTCAAAGAATTGTCGCCACCGCCAACGACGGAGACGAAGCCATCGTCGCCCTGACTGCGCTACAGGCCTACGTCGACACCAGCTGTACCCCTCGCAAATAGTCGGGAACCCGACACGTCACCCCCGCGATCCTTGGCCCTCAATTCGTTGATTCCCCATCAGCAGAGGGCTTCACCCCATGACTTCCGTTACAGATCAGTCGCTCGAGCAAGAGATTCAGGCCAAGGGTTTGACCGCACCGCGCATTACCCCGGGCGACGTCGAGCGAAACATTCGGAGCGAGTTCTATTTCACTGCTGGCGAGGGCGTGCTCGGCCAAAGCGAAATGGGCACCAAGCCTGCTGGAAACGCCGACAGCCTCAATCGTCTGACCTTCTGCGTCCTGGTCCTTGCCAACGGCTTCACCGTCACCGGTGAAAGCGCCTGCGTATCCCCTGACAACTTCAACGCCGAGATCGGTCGCAAGGTGGCGCGCCAGAACGCAATCACCAAGATCTGGCCGTTGATGGGGTACGAGCTCACGCAGCGCCTCGCTTCGCAAGCCTGATCCCCGCCAACCATCCGCAGCAGCACAGGAGGCACGACCATGCCCGCACCAGAGAACCTGACCACTAACACCCCGGGCGAACCGCTCGGGACCATCACGCCGCTTGCATCCGCAGTGACTGACGCTGCCGGCGCCGGCGGCAATCCCAATGCCAGCGAGACCAACACCGCCCAGGCTCAGGCCCCGGTCTACGTGTCGAAGCACATCGCCGGCGGCCGCTGGCATGTCGTTGATGCCAAGGGCGACCGCGTTGGCG